TCAAAAAGAATCTTATGAAAATTCAACTGAAGAATTGGCTGAAGGTCGTGGCCGTCCTTCTCTAGATCATGTAAGTAAACCAAATTCAAAAGGTGGATTTGATATTTTTCATAAAAAAGATTTAAAAAAAATCGTTCATCAGGTTAAAACCAAAGAAGAAGTAAAAAATTGGATTAATAATAATAAAAACACAAAAGATGGTGAAGATAGTAAACCGCCTGAATCCGATAAAAACATTGTCAATCAGATGAGAAAAAGACCAGATGGTGATACTCATCATTTAGTATTTGCTAATGGAGAAAAGAAAGATGTCCATGTAAGACATGTTAATAAAGCTCTTTCTATGTTAGCTAATACACCAAAACCTGTTGATAGAGAGAAGCTTCAATCAAGTCTAGGTCATTCTCATAAAAGATTCATGGATACTGTCTCATCAGGTAAAGCAGTAGTAGATGCTCCCCGTGAAAGAGTAACATTAGCTAAGAGAGTAGAAGAAGCAGTTAATCCATCTACTACACGTGCTGATAGAGGTGATATAGCTGTAACTAAAAAAAGAAAATCTGATGGTTCATATGTACTTGTAAAAACCAATAAGCAGGGTACAAAAAAAACAGGTGATATTATAGATGCTCAAGAATCTTATGATTTATCTGATGAGGTTACAAATTCACTAAATAATTTATATATTAGTTTATCAGAACAAAATAAAGAGTTATTTGAAGAAAGAATGATGACCGAAGAAGGTATTCTAGATCTTATAAACTTTGCAAGAAAACAAGGATTCTAAAATGAAGCTTATTACAGAAGTAAATGAAGAACTGAAATATATTCAAGAAGAAGGTTCTGAAGGTAAAAAGAATCTTTATATTGAAGGTATTTTCTTGCAAGGTGGTATCACCAACCGTAATGGTAGAATGTATGATCCTGAAATTCTTGAAAAAGAAGTTGGTCGTTATCATAAAGAAAATATTGATATGGGTCGTGCCTATGGTGAATTAGGACATCCTGCTGGACCTTCTATTAACCTAGAACGTGTTTGTATGATGATTAAATCTCTTAAGAGAGAAGGTAATAACTTTATTGGTAGGGCTAAAATTATGGATACTCCATATGGTCAAATCGTAAAGAATTTAATGTCTGAAGGTGCTAGACTTGGTGTTTCTTCACGTGGCATGGGATCTCTTAAAGAAGTAAATGGTATTAACGTTGTACAAGATGATTTTTATCTTGCAACAGCAGCTGACATTGTTGCTGATCCTTCTGCCCCTGACGCTTATGTAAATGGTGTTATGGAAGGTGTTGAGTGGATTTGGAACAATGGTGTATTAAAAGCATCAGCACCACAAAAAGCGGAAGAACTTGTAATAGCTGCAGAAGTTCATAAGGAAGTAATTAAAAAAGCTTCAAAATCAGAATTAGCTGAAGCAAAGGTTAGAGTATTCCAACATTTTCTTTCAAAATTATAATTTGCATAAATAATTCATAAAACACAGGAGATTCCAAATGGATAATGTAAATAACCAAGTAGATGTAAATGAAGCGGATAATGCTTCAAATATGGCTACTATTCAAGCAAAGCCTACAGAAGTATCTCGTTCAGAACTAATGGCTAAGATGGTAGATTATGCTGCTAAAGCTAGCAAAGAAGATCTTGCTTCTTTCATTGCTAGTATTGGTGGTGAAGCAGCTATGAATCCTGCATCATCTACCCCTGATGAAAGATTCCAGTCTGTTGAAGATGCTGCTGATGCAGTTGGTGATAATTCACAAAAGAATGCTGCTACTATTAAGTCAGCTGGTAAGTATTCAGATCCAATGCCTCATATCAAAGAAGACCTTGCTTTAATTTTCGGTGATTCAGATGATCTTACTGAAAGTTTCAAGGATAAGGTTTCTACTTTATTTGAAGCAGCTGTATCAACTAGAGTTAATTTAGAAACAGCAAAGATCGAAGAAAGCTATGAAACTCTTCAAAGTGAATTATCAGAACAATATGAACAGGCTCTTGATGAGTCTGTAACAGAAATTAAGAATGAAATGGTAGAAAACATTGATAACTACCTAAATTATGCTGTTGCTGAATGGATGACAGAAAACAAGCTAGCTATTACTAATAACATTCGTACTGAGATGGCCGAGTCATTTATTGCTAGTTTGAAGAATGTATTTGAAGATCATTATGTTGATATTCCTGAAGATAAAGTTGATGTCGTTGAAGCTTTAACATCTGAGCTAGAAGAAATGAAGGCTCGTCTAAACGAAACAACTGAAAAGAATATTGAATTATCAAAAGTTGTAACTGAGAAAAATGTTGCAGAAATTGCTAGTTCAATGGCAGAAGGAATGACAGATACACAGAAAGATAAATTTATTAAACTTTCTGAAGCTGTTAGCTACAATGATCCTAATGAATTTCGTAAGAAGATTGCTATCATTAAAGAAACATACTTCCCTAAGACTCAGGAAGTGAGAGTTGCTCAGGATCAACTTCTTAGTGAAACTGTTGAAGAACCTGTAAGAGGTCCTTCACTTGATCCTAATATGCAAAAATACGTTTCTTCAATTTCAAGATCTGCTAAAAGATAAGATTTAATAAATAAATTAATAAACACTCTAAAGGAGAAATACAAATGAACGGTTTAAATGAAGAATTAGTTGCAAAATGGAAGCCAGTGCTTGAACACTCTGATCTTCCAAGAATTGATAACGCTCACAAGCGTTCAGTAATTGCTACACTTCTAGAAAATACTGAAAAGGAAATGAGTTCAGAAGCAGCAGCTCGTGGTTCTTTCAACGGAATTACATCTCTTAATGAAACAGGTATCAACGCAGTTGGTACAGGTGGGTATGGTGCAGGTGGCGGTGCTGGTGTTGCTGGTTATGATCCAATCTTGATTTCACTTATTCGTCGTGCAATGCCTAATCTTATTGCTTATGACATTTGTGGTGTTCAGCCAATGACTGGTCCAACTGGTCTTATTTTCGCAATGCGCTCACAATATGCTGCTAACTCAACTACTAAAGGTGCTGAAACATTCTATGACGAAGTTAATACTGGTATGTCAGCTGGCTTCAATGGAACAGGTACATTCGGTGTAGGTACTGGTTCAGGTATCGGTGCTAATAACGTTGGTACTACTCCAGACAATACAAGTGGTGTTGGTAGCTATAACTATCAAACTGGCGCACCTACAACTACTGTTGAAGGTTTCGGTACAGGTACTACATTCCCAGAAATGGCTTTCTCAATTGATAAGGTTTCTGTAACTGCAGTATCACGTGCTCTAAAGGCAGAATACACTATTGAACTTGCACAAGATCTAAAGGCTATCCATGGTTTGGATGCTGAGACTGAATTGTCAAACATTCTTCAGTCAGAAATTCTTGCTGAAATCAATCGTGAAGTTATTCGTACTATTAACGTATCTGCTCGTCAAGGTGCTTCTGATGGTACTACAACAACTGGTATCTTCGATCTTGATACTGATTCAAACGGCCGTTGGTCAGTTGAAAAGTTCAAGGGTCTTATGTTCCAACTTGAAAGAGAAGCTAATAAGATTTCTCGTGATACTCGTCGTGGTAAAGGTAACATCGTTATCTGTTCTTCAGACGTAGCTTCTGCACTTCAGATGGCAGGTGTTCTTGATTACACTCCAGCTCTTGCATCAAACAACCTACAAGTTGATGATACAGGTAATACATTCGCTGGTGTTCTAAATGGTCGTTTCCGTGTATACGTAGATCCATATACTACTGGTAACTACATGACTGTTGGTTATAAGGGTGCAAATGCATTCGATGCAGGTATCTTCTATTGCCCATACGTTCCACTACAAATGGTTCGTGCAGTTGGTCAAGCTGACTTCCAACCAAAGATTGGATTCAAGACTCGTTACGGAATGGTTGCAAACCCATTTGCTCAATCTGTACAGGGTACTCCACAAACTTCAAACTTTGGTGTTATTTCTGCTTCTACTAACTCATACTATCGTAGAACAATTATCGCTAACATCTTCTAATAAAAAGCAGGGTTAACCTGCTCAACTAAAAAAGGGACCCGAAAGGGTCCCTTTTCTTTTACTTAGAATCTTTATAAAGCCAAGAATAAAAACCATCAGCAATGGTATGTACATCAGAGCTTGTCATGATAACACCTTGCACATCATTATTTGGTGATGCTACAAGGTCATTTATATGCTTACACCACTCAACAGACTTATCTAAAGCCCATTGTTTATTCCAATGACGATCTTCCCGTTCCTTACGAGCAGCTCGTTCTGCTGGAGTTTCCTTAAAAGAATCTAC